CTCAACCCTCGTGTGAGTAGCGTCATAGGTCGAACTCCGGCAGCTCAGCGATCAGCTCGGCAGCAGAAGGTACCGCCCGTGTGCCAGCCAAGACCTCGCCCAGCAACTCATAGCATCGGCCCCAGACCTGGGATCGCCAGGCCCTTAGCGCCTGGCCCTCCGCTTGGAATTTCGGCACTGCCGGCTCGTCGGCATAGGTGACCGCCGTGAATATGTTGTCGTAGCCCAGCCCGCGTGCCACGCTGTCCAGATGGGCCTGAACCGAAGCAGTTAGCGCGGCCTGCATTTGTTCTGGGGTCTCCCCCGGCGGCACCGGAAAACTCTCAGCATCCAGTGCAGCTACAGCCCATTGCTCGCCAGCCTCGTCGAAGACCAGGGTATGGCCGGCTGGCACGCCTTCCGCCGGAGGTTCGACGAAAGTGGCAAAGGCCGGGCACAGGAACTGGCCTGGGTTGCGTTGGTCTTCGTCCGCGAGGCTGTAGCCCAGCAGCGCATGGGTGACGCGGTCGTAGTGATAGACCCGTTTTTCAATAGTTTCGGCCATGCTGCCCTCAGACTCAGAACTTGATCAAAAATGGCACGGCGATGTTGACCATCCGGACCTCACTGCCGCCGGATGACACCGTCGTCACAGCGTGGCCATGGCCGCCGGTGGGCTCTATGAGCGGCGTACTAGATCCGTTCATCAAGTAGATGTAGGACTTGGGTACTTTGTCTTCGCCTGCGATACCGGCACCGGGACGGCCAAAGCCGTCCGTTTCTTCGTTGGTGGCGTTCTCGTTCCAGCCGTACACGCCGTGCGTGTGGTCAACGACAGGGGCGGCTGTACCGGTGTGATCGTGCGCCTTGTTCTGATCCGCCTGGTACGAGCCCCGTGCCCGGGCGGCGTCGATACCTCGGCCGTCGTCCAACGCTCGGAGCACCATGGCCCGATAGTCAGGTATCCGGAATGTCGTACTCCCGTTGCCGACGCTGTAGCGGCCATATAAGCCGCCTGTCCATTCAGCTTCGGTGACAAGACCGTCCGTCACGGCGTACTCGTACAGCTCCGGATAAGAGGCGCGCGGCAGCAATTGCCCGGCGCCTTTGATGCAACCGGGGCGCGTGACCCCACCAGAAGTGAAGATGATGTCGCCTGTGCGCAGCGCATTGGCACTCAGCCCCGAAATCAGGTCGACCAGGTCCTGCGTGGTCCGGTCGATCATGATCTGGATGGCATTGCGGAACACCTGGTACGACGGCGGCATATCGGCGTCGAACTGGACTCCTGCCAATTCTGCGGTCTTGACCACCTCCATCATGCTCCAGATGATGGAGTTCAAGTCCAGCTCGGACACCGCAGTCGGGACGCCCTGATTCTCGCGGTGCAGCCGCTGTCCGGTGCCCGGGTGCGTGGCGTAGCCAGGGCTTAGGGTGAAGTCCATTAAACCCCCTTTAAACCAAGATGAAATTGAGGTGAAAGCGCGCTGGAACGGTCCTGGCCAGGACACAGCGCAGCTCGTGTGCGACCAGGTCACCGAACAGCAGACGCTGGCCGACATGGCACTGGCCGACACGGAAGCGCCCAGCCGGTAACTGGATCGTGATGTACAGCTCGCCGTCGAGGCGGCCGAGCGCTCGACCCACCTGGTGCCGGCCACAGCGGAATGGCGTGTTGTAGGCGACCGTGGCCACATAGCCCAGGCGTAGGCACAGCGCCTCCAGGACGGCCGGCGCGGCGGGGCTGGAGTCGGCCAGCGGCAGCACGGTGCCCCGCAGGCGGCTCAGCAAGGCCCTTTTCCGGTCCTCTACGGCCTGATCGTCTCCGAAGCAAGGGTCAGGTAGCCCGGTGGCCTCTTCCCACTCTGCCAGGCGGTTTTCCGTGGTGATGGGCTGCCAGTCGGCGACCGCCGCTTCAGACGCGGCATTCAGCGCGTCGAGCTGGCCGGCGTAGGCGCGAATCGTCCGCATCAGGGTGGACAGCGCATGCCGTGGCCAGGCCAGGCCGGGCGGCAACAGGTGCGCGAGGGCCTGATAGAACTGGTCCATCAGACGAACTCCACGGAATTGAGCACCAGCAACTGGTCGTAGCGGTCGACCGTGAGCATGCCGCCGCTGGTGATCGCGGGTTCGGTAATCTGGTGGTTGTACTCGCCCGATACCCCGCTGATCGCCTCGACCAGGTGGGCGTGGGGGATGCTGCCGCCCGGGGCCGCTTCCCGGAAGAACAGGTCCTGCAGCTCCAGCGTGGCTTCGGCCCGAATCGCGGGCGTGTCCGGGTCCAGCTTGATGACCAGGTCGATCAGGACGGGATCCGGAACAATGACGAGCAGCTCGTCAGGCGGCCCACGCTCGGGATCTTCGATGTAGGCCCGGACCAGCTCGCGCTGGCCAACGGTCGGAAGGCCCGGCGGGACGTTGCCGTCGGCCATGATGATGACGCCGGCCGAGGTCGGCCCAGCCGGATTGCGCACGCCCCAGGCGCGGGTGATGCCAGGAAGCTGCAGCGCCCAGCGCGCGTAGTCGGCCGGCGCGCCGCCCATGGGCTCGCTGCTTAGGCGCTGCTGCAGGCGATAAATGGCCTCGGTATCGGTCTCGCGGTCGGTGCCGTCCCTCCCCGAGTCGGGCACGACGGCAAACCCGCTGTCGATGCCGGGCACCGCCGCCACCAGGCTGACGCTGGCGCCGCTGGCCAGGTTCGCGGCGGTCCCGGCCAGCAGCGCGACCACGTCGACGACGATGATCCCGTCGACGACCGTCCCGCCCGTGGTAACACTGAACTGCTGGCCGTTCTCGGCCTGCAGCAGCGTGCCGACATCGAGCTGGACCCCGTCGATACCGGTACCGCTCAGCCGCCGCGTGGCCGTCGTGGCTTCCTTGCGCGGCATGCCGTAGGTTTCCAGCCAGCCGTCCAGGAACTCGTCGACGGCCTTGATGGGAATGGCTTGGCGGGCGATGAAATCGCGCAGGTAGCGGTATGCCCCGTGCAGGCCCACGGCCTGGACGAACGAGAGCGCCTTGATGTTGCTCCTGGCTAGGGCCAGGTCGGTGGCACTCAGGGACGCGGTGCTGGTGGCGTGGGCCTGGGCCAGGGAATCCTGCAGCAGCGCGGCCGCGCTCTGGACCAGGGCGGAAATGCTGGGGATGGGGACATTCAGGGGCGTGGTGCTCATGCGAACACCTTGCGGATGCTGGTGGCCCACAGCACGTCATAGACGGGCTTGAGGTTCTTGGCCTCGTAGATCCTGGGGCGCAGCGCCAGGCGGTCGCTGGTCGGCCCGGTCCACTCGGCTAGCACGTCGACGCGTTCGGCGATGCCGCCTCGCACCAGCCATTGCAGCGCCTCCCAGGCGGCAAACCGGGCGCGCTCCAGGATATCGGTCGTGGCCTTCGTGATGTAGCACAGCCACAGGTCGGACCCCCAGCGGTCATTCAGCGCCAGGTCGGCGTCGGTGGACGGCGGCGCCATGTACTCATCGCCGCACCAGCCGCGCCGGTCGGTCTGATTGACGGGCAGCACGGTGTCATCGTTCGCGCGCCGGTCGCTGAACAGGGAGATGATGACGGCCGAATGCAGCGTGTCGTCGAGCTGCAGGACCCGGACGACCTCGACATCAACGTCGCCGGCATCGAGAAAATATGGGGTGTCGGCGCCCACCCAATCCCGGTCCGCCGCGACCGGCAGCATGCGCCAGTCAAACGGCAGGTACAGGGGATTGTCGGTAGTGGTGGATGCGGTGCGGATGTCGATCATGTCGGCCCGCCAGAAACTGGCTTGGAATGGGCCTTATGATCGATTTAGAGGGGGGCTTGCGGCTTGATGAAACGTTTCACTAGGTGGCGATGGCCACAGGCGGGCCAGAGATATCGGGACCCGACTCGACGCCGCCATGGCCGTGGGCTTTGCCGCTGATGCCGGCGAATGTGACATCGACGGCGCCGTTTACCGTGCCCGTGCAGTCGATATCACCCTCGACGCGCATGTTGGCCTTGACCGTGACCTGGTCGGCCACGACTTCGACCTGGCGGCCGGCCTTCAGTATGACGTGGTGGCCGTCTTTATGCCACACCGCCACCTCGTAGGCGTCGAGCTGGGGACGCTCGCCGGCACGGTCCATCCGCAGCACCACGGTATGGCCGCCGGCCTCAATGACCAGGCCCTGGCCATCCCCAGGATTGCCAGCGAACCCGTAGTCCTGCCAGCGTTCGACGCCGTCACGGGTTTGATCGTCGAACACCTCGACGCGGACCTTCTGGACCCCGCCGTCCTTCAGGCCGCGCATCAGGGCGCGGCGCAGCAAGCCCATCATGCTCATTCCTTGTAGTCCAGGATCATCAGCGGCCCCTTGCCCTTGCGAGGCTTGCGGCGCAGCTTGGTGTTGAGCGGCACGGTGTCATAGGCTTCTATCGGCCGCACCAGCAGCTCGGTCACGTCGCCCTCGCGCAGGTCGACGGTATGCCGAACCTCGGCAATCAGCCATTCCACGCCGTCCAGGCCGGCGATGTCGTCGTACACCGGCACGCGGGTATTGATTTCCCAGGGCACACCCTTGAACGTCCAGCCCTCCAGGACGTATTTCAGGCCGTACGCCTGGCCACGCCGCACGCGCATGGTGTGGTCGACCAGGCGCTGCATGTCGGCCGGCTCGTTGTTGCCGTCGGCGTTGATCACCAGCGGCAGGTAGCGCTTGATGTCGGGATCCTTGGCGGTCGCCTTCTGCTGGCGTGCCTGCTCGAAATTCGCCACGCCGCCATACAGATCGCCCTGCCCATACACGATGTACTCGGAAAACCGCTCCGCATCGGTGCCGACCGCCTGCATGCTGATGACGTTCTGTCCGCGCACGATAGCCCCAGCCGCTTTGTTCTTGCCCGCCTTGGTCAGCAGTAACTGCCCGGCGGCCGAGGTCGTGGCCAGCACGCCGCGCAGCCGCGTCGCCCTGGCCAGCGCGGCCACCACGGTTTCCCCGTGCTGCAGCTTGAAATCGTTGATCGCCGCACCCAGGTCCGTGTCGACGACCACGTCGATTCCGAATGGCTGGCACAGGTCACGGGCGATCCGGTCCAACTTGACGTTCTGCCATTGGCCGCCCTTGTGGATGGCCGAGCACTGGACCAGGTCGCCGGTACGGCTGCGCCCTTCAATCCGGAAGCCGCAATCGTCGCGGCGATAGAACGGCTCGGCCGCCAGCACGTATCCCGTGACCACCACGGTCTGATTGATGCGGACCTTGATTTCGTCCTGGCGGGCGATGTCCGGCGGAAACCCCGGCACCAGCGACACGGGAATGGAAAACCGGCTGCTGATCGTCTCGATGGACCGTTCGATGCTGGATTCCAGCCACCCATCGTAGTCCCGGCCGGCCACCGTCACGTAGACCCGGTCCTGTTCCTTGGTGTAGGTCGTGGCCATGTCAGTCGTGCTTGATGATGCGCAGCGCGGTGCCCGGCGGCACCAGCAGCGGATTGCGGATATGCGGGTTCATGGACAGGATCTCATCGGCCCAGCCCACGGTCCCGAACAGGCGATAGCTGATGAATATGGCCGGTTGCCAACTCTCCGGCGTGTACGTGGTCAGCCTGGCCAGGTCGCGGGAGCGGGCCTGCAGGTCGGCCAGCAGGGAGGCGTGCAACTGCATCAGGGCCTGGTGCGCCGGCAGGCCATCCGTGGTCGCCACCGCATTGCCCTGCGCGGCCGTGGATCGCATCAACCGGGTCAGCAGTCGGGACATATCCAGCCGCAGCGCCAGCGCCTGGTCGTAGTTGTCCAGCTCGATCTGCGCGATGGCCCGGACCGCCATGCACGCCGTCAGGATCTCGATCAGCAGCAGCAGGGCTTCGCTCGCCCGCTGCTCGCGCTGCCGGCTGGGCGCGTTGTAGGGGCTCTGGGTCGGGGCGAACGCCGCTTCGAGCTGGTCCCGGCTGCTCGACGGCGTGAACTGCCCGCTGGTGTTGGCGTTGGTGTACGCCTCTTCGACGATCCCGGTCGGCTTGATCCCGAAGTTGCGCGCGGCGGAGAACACGTCCCAGGCCGCGCCCGTCTCCAGATCCGTGGGGATCCTCAGGAGGTCGCGCACGCGCTGGGCAAACACCCCGGGGAACATCGCCAGCTCGGACAACGGCATGGTGTAGTACGTCCGGACGAGATCGTTGTAGTAGTCGAACGCCTGGTTCACCACGGACAGCCCGTTCCACAGGACATCCAGGCCGGCACGCATGCGGCCCAGGATGTTCTCGCGCGCCCAGCCCGCCAGGCCACCGAACCCAGCGTTCGCCTCGTACTGCTCGATGGCGGCGTCCTCGGCCTGGCCAGCGGCGTCTACCAACTGCTCGCGGGTGTTGACCACGCCCACCGGGTAGCGGCGGGTCTCGGCGCGCACGAACGTGATGTCCAGGCGCGCCATGCCGCCTTCGGCCGCTGGCGCCTCGCGCACCGTGTACCGGCCATGGACCCAGCAACGGATGGACCCGCCCGTCGGGTGGACCAGGACACCTTCGCCTTTCAGCACCTCGCGCAGCCGCGCGAGCTGGTCCAGGTAGTCGTCGCCGATGACGTAGGCCGAGAGCTTGATTTCCTCGGCCGCGGTGCCCATGGAAAACACTGTGGGCAGATCTTGAAACGGATACTCGCGCAGTACCGTGTTCTCGCCGGCCGACAGGTCGACGGTGTCGACCTGGAACGGCACGTCGCGGAACGACGCCATGCGCAGTTGGTCCAGCCAGGCGGGCGTGGCCATCAGTTTCCTCCGGGATTCGTGGGGCCGGGATCCAGGCGCAACCCGCTGCTGAACTGCTGCAGCACCTGCGTATTGACCCGGGAACGGTCGTCCGTGACGCGCACCTCGACCCCCAGGCGCGCGCCTTTCAGGTCGACCTCCACCCGCTGGGGTTCGACCTGGCCGAGCGCCCGGCCGGCGCTGGCGACCTGCTGGCCCGAGAACATCATCAGGGGGGACGGCTCGCCGTACAGCGTCCCCAATCGGGACGGCATGCCTGGAGCCAACTGCGCGGGCACGCGCTTACTGGGCGGCGTGAACACACTCTGCGCCTTGGCGTAGGCATCGTAGGTGTCGCTGATCTCGCCCTGCAGCCAGCGTGCGCCGAGATAACCACCGATCCCGCCAATCACGCCGCCAGCCAGCGTTCCGAGGCCGGGGAACACGGCCGTTCCGAGGGCAGCGCCGGCCGTCGCGCCGCCCCAGCCGCCGGCCAGCCCGCCGGCCACCACCCCCAGATCCCGAGATTTCCGTGCCCCGGTCTTGCTGTCGTCCAGGATGATGGAGCCGGCCTCGACTCCCGCGCCGACATAGGCCAGCGGCGCGGCCAGGCGCCCGAGCTTGCCCGCCTTCTCCAGGATGGCGGCGCCCCGGAGGGCTTTGGCATCCTCGGCCGCGAGCTGAGCGGCCCAGGCGGGCGAGACGCCGCCCGAGCCCATCATCAACGCCTGCGCAGCGGCCAGGCGGGGGCCGGCAGCAGCGGCATTTGCGGCCGTGCCGGTTGCCGCAGCGGCGCCTGCAGCAGCAGATCCGCCGGCAGCGGCGGCTGCGCCTCGGGATTTGAACCAGCTCAGCAATGAGGCTCCACCCAGTGCGGCAGCGGCTGTCGTGATCAAGGTTGTGGCTCCGGCGACGGCCGTAGCTAGCAATGGGAACTCCCGGGCAAGTCCGGTAACAGAGTCCAGCAAAGCTTTCATGGGGCCGCTGACTTCGTTGAAGACACGGCCGCTTGCGATTTCCGCTTCGGCGGCCGCTTGTTGAGCTGCGAATGCCGGGGTGCTGGCGACTACTGTGAAATTGCCTTTAGTTGCCGCTTGTCCCGTATCTCGACCCGTCGCTGCCGTCACACGGCTAAAGTCTTGCCGATTCTGGCTCTGTGCAATCAGAGACATGAGGGCTTGTCGGTCCTGAATGACCTTCCCAATTGCTCCACCCTGAACGATGCCGGCCATAGCCTCCAACGTGTCTTTCTGTTGGCCGCCGGTTTCTTGCTTCGCGCGCTCTTTCAGTTCGGTGTATCGCTTGTCGGAAGCCGCCACCTGATCCACTAGACTCAAGAATGCCTTTAGCGGAGTTATTCCTTGCTCGCGCGCTTTAGCCAGCGACCCCTGCAAATCGATCCCTTGTAGCCGACCCGTTTCCGGATTACGAATCTTGAGGTTTTCAAAATCTCGCTGCGTATCGGGGCTGTTGATCTTCAACAGCAGGTTATTGAGGTTGTTTCCCGCTTCATCCGTCGAGCCTGCTGTCATTACCGACACCTGAGCTGCTGCCAAAAGCTCCTCAAAGGCACCCATTCCTTTCATACCCAGCATGCCCTTGGAGCTCGCCATCATCTGAGGAAGCCAACGGGCCATGTCCTTGAGTTCAAAGCCTCCCTCCTGCCCAGCGACAATCGCTTTTGAAAGCAAGTCAGGAATCTGTGCTGGCGCAATATCGAAGTTCTGCATCGCTCGAATGGCGATCCTCGATAGATCCGTCACGTCCGCGCTGCTGGCCGTCGCTGCCTTCTGAAGCTCAGGTAGCATCTCCAAAGCCACGTCGGTCTTTACGACTCCTGACGCCAGCAGCTCATTCAACGCCGTTGCGGCGGTTGCCCGCGAGCCACCGGCACTACGTACGGTGCTATTGATAACTTGTTCCAGAGCCCGCATGCCGAGGATGCGCGCGGCCGGCGCCTCGTCGGCATATGCCACGTTGGCCATGTGCGCCAGTTGCTCGTCGAAGTTCATCGGCCTGCGGACCTGGGCGGCCGCGACGGCCCCTCCAGCAACCGCCCCCACCGCAACCTGCGCGCCGACCTGGCCAACTCTCCCGAGCACCAGGCGCGTCCGCTCGGCATTGCGCCGCACGTCGTCCAGGCGCTGGGCGATCCCGCCCAGGTATGTCACGGTCCGCTGCAGTGACGAGTTGCCCACGCCGAAGCGCGACATGCTCGCATCGGCCCGCCGGACGGCCTGGGCCATCCGCTCCGCGCCGCGCTCCACCCGCTGCATGCCCTCGCTCGTGCGGCCCAGCGCAGCCTGCGCCGTCTGCCCCGTCCTGGTCAGGTTGCGATCCGTTGCCGTGACGGCCTTGTCGACCTTGACCATGGCGGACTGCTGGCGTTTGGATGCGTCCTCCAGTGCCTTGGCGTTCTCGGCCGCGCGACGCCGCAGGTCGCCCGTCAGGTTGATGATGTACCGCAGGGTTAGGCTGCTCATTTACGGCCTCGCTTGGCTGCTTTCATCGCGCTGTCCAGTTCCTTCGCCCAGCCTTCAAGCTGCGCCTTTGGCGTCTGTAGCAGCGAAGTCGGCGAGCATTGCAGGGCCATCCCGAGATTCAGCACCAGGCTCTGCCACCTCCCCAGGATGGCCCTCGGATCGCGGGGCGCTGGGGTCCTCCGGGCGTTGGCCCGAGGCGGCCAGGTCGAATTCAGCTTGGTCGATCAGTCCGTGTCGGAGCTGGGCCGCCATGGTGATTAACAAGCAGCGCTGCTCGATTTTGGAGAGATCCTGGGGCGACAGACGCGAGAACGTCCGCAGGTCCAGGACCGCGTCGTCCAGGGGATCCAGGCCGCTCGCCGTGAACCGCTGGACGTGGCGCAGCGTCATGGCCACGCGGTACGTCTCGTCGGACACCAGCAGCGTCGGCTTGCCCGCGATATAGACGACGCGTTCGGCCATCTGCACGGCCGCCAGCTCGTCGGCGACCGTGGTTTCGCGCAGTTCGACCGTCTTGTATCGCACGGACTGGGTGCCGACGGTCGACGGCAGGCCATCGGTCAGCGTGAGGGTGAAGAGGTTGTCGGGTTGCATCTCGGCTCCAGCCAGGTCAAGCAAAGGGGGACAGCGCGATACGCGGCTGTCCCCCGGGTTCACGGGAACCGCCCTAGGCGGCTACAGCCACTGCAGCGGCGTGAGGCAGTTGAACGTGAGGTCGACCGAACCGCTGCCGATCTCGCCCATGCTTCCGAAATTGCATTTCCCGGCCCGGACGCGGCGGCCGGTGTGCAGGTTCGTCAGCACAATCTGCGCCCCGCATACCTCGCTGAACTGCTCCGGCGTGGTGGCCGGCCCGAATTGCAGCTTGCAGCGGATGATCCGAGCCACGCGCGTGCGCCGCGTGAAATCCGGCCCGCTGGCCGAGGCAACCACCTCGGACTGGAAACCGGCCGCGCCTTCGATGGTCGCGGAGCCGTCCTCGAAGGGGATGTCGATGCCGTCGATGCGGATGCTGTCGATCTTGTACAGCTCGCTGTCGCATGCCATGGTCGTTTACTCCTTAGACGTGGCCAGCGACGAACTCGCTGGTGACCTCGGTTTGATAGTGCTGGGTGATCAGGACCGGCTGGTCGATGATCTTGAGCTTGCCATTCGCGCCATCGACCTCGACCAGCAGCGTTTTCTTGTAGAACTCCATGTTCTGGAACAGGCCGGCCTGGATGAACTGGTCGTAGTTGTTCAGCATGACTTCTTCGCCGAGCTGCGCGGTCATGATCTTCTGACCGGGGATGGGATCCACCATGTATTCGGCGAGTTTGTAGCCCCGGTAACTCACCTGGAACTGGTTGACTGTGAACCACCGGTAGTAGGACAGGGTCTTGACCCAGTTCAGATTGCGCCAGCTCGGGTCCGAAGCGCCGCTGGCGTGCTTCTTGTAGTTCGTGACCATGCGCAGCAGGTTGGCCGTGCCATCGTCCATCACTTCCAGCACAGAACCGCCCGCGTTCAGCAGGTTGTTCCGCTGCTCGCCCTCCCAGTCCTCTTCCAGCCTGGCGCCCAGGTAGCCGGCCAGCGCCACGCCCGTGAACGGCACAGCCGGATCCGTGGAGCAATGGCCCTCGATGGCGGCCCCGGCCATGGCGGCGGTTTCCCAGGGGTTAGTCAGATCCTTGGTCACGCACAGGGTATGGACCTGGTTGCTGTTGCGCGGCGCGAGCCAGGTCGTGACGGTCCCTTCCGTGCCGCGCACGACGTTCCCGACCTGGCCGTCCTGCATGTTGTCGAATCCCCAGCGTCGCTCCAGCTCGGCTTCGATGACGGCCATATTGGCGCTATCGGTGTACGGCATGACGATCTCGGTGGCGCGGTAGCCGTTCATCTTGGCCACCGCCGTCGAGACATCGGGGTTGACCGCGCCGCCTGCCATCGCGGTCACCGTCACCGTCACCCCCGTGGGCAGAACGTCGTCGGCGTAGTACGCGACACGAA